ACTAACTTAATACCAACTGATGATGTTGGTACTCAAGTAGTCTATGATGAACTAGGTAATAATTTAGGTTTTATTACACCAAACGAATAGAATATGGATTTTGATAAAGTAAATAGAGCATCTAATTTAGTTAGCAAATCACCTAACTTTAGAAGAAATATAAAATATAATATGCAGCAAGAAATTGCTGAGCAAAAATATAGAGATTACGAACTAGAAAAACAAAACGTTGCTCGTACTAACACTTTAAACTCTATTAAAGAAATAGAGCAGTTAGCAAGAACATATGCTTTTAGAGATAAAGATAAAGCTAGAATGCAAGAAATCTATGGTGATGCTGCTACAGAATTCAAAGACATAATAGCTAATAAGTATGGTGGAGATATTACTAGATTTTGGTATGAAGGTGGTCAGGCTGAGTTAGAAAGATTTAGAAGTACAATACTAGAAAATGAAGAGTCTTTAAGAATAAAACAAAATACTGAAGAATTCGCTAAATATTTTTCAGCTATTAATAAAGAAGGGGGTTTGTCTAATGTATTTCGGACTACTGCAGAATTAGCGTCATTGTATGGTGCAGGAAAAGTAGATAACTTTAGAATGCCTGTAGCAGGAAAAATAGAGCATGAAGAACCAGATGCAACTGTTTATAATAATGCTAGACCAGGTACATCTAGGGTAGATGTAGTTTTAGGTCATATGGATAATGAATTTACTTTTAGGTTAAATTATGCAAATGAAAAAGGTCTAAATATTGAAGATGCTGACAACATTCCATACGAAGACCTTAGAAAGTATGCTGCTCAATATGTAGGTGGTTTAGAGGGTTACAATTCTGTAATTAGAAGTAAAAAGCCTAGTTACGCTAATACAATAGCAGAAGTGTTTAATAATAATTTTAATGCTATAGATGGTGATAAAATTATAGATACTGAAAATAGAAGCTCTTCTTATAGAGAAGGCGCAAAACGATTAGCTCAATTAGCTCAACAAAGTAGTGGAGATATAGATGCACCTGTATATGGTAAAATAGCCTTTGAAGATTATTTACCTGAAATAATAAATGTTTTTGTAGACAGAAGCTTTAAGCCAGGAGAAAACTTTAAAGAAGACTCTGTGTACCTAGAAGGTAAAAAAGTAGAACATACAACTGGTAATTGGTTTGGAGGTAGTGGTGAAAGACTACAAGAAGGTTCTGAGTTTGAAGGCAATGATTGGTCTATAGTTGGTGTGAGCTTATCATATAAAACTGTAGGAGATGAACCTAGACTTTTATCTAAAGAAGAAGTTGAGTCTGGCTCATATAAAGGAAAAGTTGTTCCAACTTATGTAGTAAACTTAGTTGATGAAGGTTTCTTTGGTGGAGATGAATACATATCAAAAGAACTTAATTTTAACAATGTGCTCAAATCAGATGCTATTGATAAGCTAATAGAATACAATGATTCAGAATATCAAATGGGGCTTGCTAAAGAAGAACAGTATGTAGAAGAAACACCTATTGATAATTTTGTAGATATAGATAGACAATCATCACCTTCACGTTTATATGAATTTGCTTTGTATAACAATAAAGCAATAGGTGAACAAATACAAAAGATAGGAGCAGAGAAAACTTCTTTAGCAACTAAATCTACTTTATTAGCATTCTCACAATTATATGAAATTGATATAAATTCACTATATCAATTGTTCAGTTTACACAACTCGCCTGACTTGCATAAAGCAATTGTATCTGATGACCCACAAGAGTTTATAAATAGTTTATCTTTGCTTAGCCAACAAAATGGCCAATCTAAAGATGATGCAGAAGCAATAGCTAAAGAGTTAGCAAGCTTAGCAGCAGCTATAAACAACAGTATTATAGAAATACAAAACAAATAACATGAGTAACGGAGTAGGTTCACCTAAAGACGATATTAAAAAATACGATGTAGATTTTTTAAAGCCTAAAACCCCACCTGTTCAAATAGATACTACTGGCGCAGAGAAATCTGACGCTTTTGGTTTATTTGGCACTGGGTATACAGAAGCTGAAAAACAAGCCGAACAAAATTATATTGAGCAATTAAATAATAAAGCTCCTATAGATTATGATATGAGCTTAGTTGAAAAAGGTGCTCGTTCTTTTGTTGCAGGTATAGGTGACTTAATAAATGGTATGGGTGATGCTGTAGACTTTATTAGTGGCACACCTAATCAAGACTATATTTCAGGAGCTTCTGAGCTATCAAAAGATATATATGGTGTTGATACTACTAAAACTATTTCTAGCTACTTCTCCGAAGCATTTCACACTGCAGGTAAAGAATTACAATCTGTAGGTGACCCAGTAGCTGAATTAGGTGATGTAGAAAACATTACTTGGAATGATATGTTTGATGTAGACTTTTGGTTTACACATGCAGCAAGAGCTATACCTTTTACTTTATCATTTTTCGTTCCAGGTATGGCAGGGGCTAAAGCTGGTCAATTAGCATACAAAGGACTGTCCTTACTCAATAAAGGTAAAAGCGTAGGAAGAGCTATGCAATCAATAGGTCTTGTTAAACACATGCATCAAGGTTCAAAATTTGCACAAGGTGCGGCTAGTTTTGCAGGAGGTGCAGCACTTGGTAATATGAGTGAAGGCGCTATTATTGCAGGTCAAGTATATAATGACGCTCTTAAAGAAGGAATGACTGAAAAGCAAGCGTCAGTAGCTGCTCATGATACTTTTATAGATAACATGAAGTGGATGGCTGTAGATGGCCTACAATTAGGTTTTGTTACTGGGGGTAATAGATTTCTTAAATCTGTTTTACCTAAAGGAGCGCAAAATTCATTATCACTTAACTTTACTAAAGCACCAGGAATAAAGTCAGTTATTAACAATATGGCTAAAGTTACTGGTATTGTTCTTACAGATGGTATGTTAGAGCAGTTTCAAGAAACATTCCAAGATTGGTCTAGCAAAAAGAACTTAGCAGAACAGCGTGGTGAAGAGTTTATGTCATACATGGACTTCTTTTCAAGTAAAGAAAATTTACCTACTAGAGTTATTGCTTTTGCATCTTCTATGGCTGTATCAGGAGCTAAAACTGCTATAGATGTTTCTGCTGAAAGAAAAAGACTATTCAGTCTTGAAAAAGGTTTCGATGAAGAATTTTTATTTCAAGATGTTGAGCAGTTTGATTTAACAGAAAAAGAATTAGGTAAAACTCCTACAGGTCAAGTTAGAGCTACATCTGGAAAATCTGTGCAAGAGCTTAAATCTCTTAAAATCAGACAATTAGATAAGCTTTTGGTTAAGAAAGTTCTTGAGGGTAAAGGTGATTACTATGTAGATTTAGTTAATCACTTACTTGAAGAAAATAAAATTACACAATCTCAACATGATTCATTTGTAAATACTGCAAAAGAAATGGAATCATTAGTTGAGTCTACACCAACTATCGGTCTGAATGAACAAGAAAAAGCTAGAATTATTTTAGCTACACGTCAGAAAAATAAAAATAATGCAATTATTGAAAGTCAACTTGAAGCTTTAAATCAAGAAAAAGAAAAGATTAAAAGTCAAGACCTAGAAGCTGATGTTGAAGCTCAAATGATTGCAGGTGTAGAAGAAGCTATTGCAGAAGTTAAGTCAGGAGATATTACTTTATTAGATGAAGATAACAATCCCTTACTTGACGACAATGGTAATGAAAAAACTGCTCGAAGAGAAAATACTGTACACGAACAAACAATTAAACAAGTTTATGCTGAAGCAACTGCTAGACGTGAAAGTGAACGAGCAGATAAAGATGTTCGACCTAGAGTAGCACAAATTATAGAAAAACAAAATGCAGGTCAAGAACTAACTGACGAAGAGCAATCATTTATAGATAATAAAGCAAATAAGCCTTATTACGAAGAAATGGTAAAATCTGATAAGCTACAAAAAGCTCAAGATGTTGCAGGTCAAGACTTTACTATAGATGATGAAACAGATATAGAAAACGAAAAGTACGTATTCAAAAAAATTGAAGGTGATAAAGTTACAACTAGAGTTGTTGACGCTCAAGGTAATTTTACTGAAACTATTGTAACTGACGAAACAATAAGTGAAGATAGTACAAAAGAAGCTGAAGAAGAAAGTAAAAATTCTGTAGATAACAGAGAGCAAGAAAACGAAGTAGATAAAGATGTAACAGGTAAAGAAGATAGCGTTAAGGACACTTCATCTGTAACTGGTGCAGAAGATACAAAACAACCAAAAGTAAACTCAGAAGAAAAAATTAGTGCAGCTAAAGAGCGATTAGGTAACAAGCTTTATGGAGGACAAATGGAAGTTTGGGCTGATGAACAAATGGAAGCTAATCCTACTACTGCTATATTTTTTGATGAAAGTCTTATAGATGATTTTGGTAAGCCTGCTATTGGTATGGCTCTCGGATTAACTAAATTTATTAATCCACTAACCATGACTCAAGAAGTATTTCATCATGAGAATTGGCATATATATCAAAATATGTACCAAGATACTGCTGAAATGCAAGCTTTACTTGAAGGTATTGTTAGTCAACCAATATTCGAACAAACAAAGTTAAAGTACTATACAGAAATAGATATTGAATATAAAGGTCGTAAACTAAAATTTCATGATTTAATAGGCTCTAAAAAAAGTGGAGTAATTACTATTAAAGAATGGATGTTAGAAAATGGTATAGTTGGAGACTCGCCAACCGATGCAAATACAAGAGCATATTTGTTTGATATGGAAACTATTATGGGCTCGCAAGGTTATAATATGCTTTCTGATAACAAACAAACTGATTTAAAAAATGAAGCTCTTGCAGTAGCTGGTGGTTTACAAAGTACTATAACATCTCCTTATTGGACTACAGAAGCTAAAAAGCCTAATAGTAAAATAAGAACCTTGTTAACAAATGCATGGTCAAGAATAAAAAAAGGAACTAATGAAGAGGTAGCAAACAAATTACTTTCAAGTCATTTCCCAGCTTATTACAACTCTGACTATGCTACTATGTTGGAGTCATTCCAAAGAGCTTCTAGGCAGAACGAAAACCCTATATCTTGGAGTACATATACCAAAAGTAAGGGAATGTTCCTTAAAGATAATTCTGCTGTAGAAAAACATCGAGTTATTTCAGCTGACCTTTCTATTGATTTAGCTATAGTACAAAGTAGTATTATAGAACAAGAAGCTCAAAAAATTGCAGATGAATTAAATGAAGGTTTATCTATAGAAGAAATAGGTAAGCGTTCAGCTGCTATATTTGAATCTAAAAAACAAGACTTAATTTTTGAAATTAAAAAACTAGCTAAACTTAATAATACAAAAAATAGTGAAGCTATAGAAAGAAGATTTCAAAAAAGAGCTAAAATTATAGATGCTAACATTAAGAAAGAAATTATAAAAAATGTTACATCTAAAGTTGTTCGTGAAACTAGTCAATTAGATTTATTTCAAGAAACAATATCTGAAGAAGATTTAACTTTAAGTTTTGGTAATTTATTAAATGATGCGTTTAAAAGAGGAACAAATACAAAAGTTACTGAGTTTTTACGAGACTTTACTGCATTATATAATAAAAATAAATCTAAAGAAGATGCTGTAATAACTAAATCTAAAGTAGAAACTGTTATTGCTCAATATCTTGATGGTAATAGAAACAACTATGATAACTTTGAAATGGCAGTTAAACTTGCTATTGCAAATGTTTCAGACTCTACTCAATCTACAAGCTCAGAAAAAATTATAAAAGAGTTTGTAAGTTTTGTAAATAGTAAACTTAAATCACCTGGTGAAAATCTAGACACTTCTATAAATAACATTTGGCAATACTTTAGGTCATTTAGACACGAACAAGTATTCCAATTTGATGTGACTGAAAATGGTGAAGTAATGATTTCAGAGTCATTACCTAGACATACTAATATTCAAATAAGTGGTGCTATACAAAAGTATAGAGAAACACTTATAAATGAAAATGGTAAAATTATTAGTCTAGCATACGCACTAGAAAGAATGAAAGACCCTGCAAACAGAAAGCTAGGTTTACTTTCATTAATAAACACAATAATACCTTCAAGCACACTATTAAAAGATAGCAATTTACAATTTAAGCTCGAAGATATAGACTCAATGAAAATAGCAGGTATGCCTGCACTTGAGTATTTTACTGAAGAGCGTATTAACGTATTACTATCTAATTTAATAACTATAGATTGGGGTCAACATATAGAAAACCAAAATAAATACTACGAAGATAATGATGTAGTGTTTGAATCAGAAGCTGCTCTTATACGAAAAGATATAAATGCAATACTTAAAAGAACTCGTGTAGGTCAACAATATCAAGAAAAAGCAATTATTGCAAAAAATAAACTTGAATCTGGTCAAATTTTAACTCCTGAAGAACAAACAGCTTACGAAAGATATTTATCAGCAGTAAAAGTTTTAAGAAGTAATTACGAGTCTTATAAAGCTAATCCTAGAGAAAAATCATTTTATAAAACAAATATATTTGTTAGCAAACCTATAGAAAATGGATACCCTAAAAGAATGGGTGGTACAATAACATCTATACTAAACGAAACAGGTGAAAACTTTATAAAAGAATTATTACGTTCTGTAATACTAAGTAAGAATACAAGAACTCTTATGGGTCAGGTACGTAACCCTGAAAATGAAGCTATAGGTACTTTTAATAAAACTTCTTATTTATATAACAATACTGAAAACTTAGAGTCTTTATTTAAGAAAATGAAGTTAGATACAGAAGGTAATTACCCTTCTCGTTTACAGTATTTGTTTGGAGTTAATCCTTACGCTTATATGATGTTTGAATCAGTGTATAATCAAACACTATTAAACAATAATAATATAAGTGATAGAGCAGGTTCATGGAGTCCTGAAATAGGATACATGTCTGGATATTACGATGGTCGTAATAAGAAAGGGTTTAAAAACTCTAGAATGAACCCTAAGACTATAAAGCATATTAGATTTATGCATATAGTTGATTCTATTAAAAATAAATCTAAGCAATACAAACACTTTGTAGGTGTATTCGGTGATTCACAGCGTCAATATTTTATCAATAACGCTATGATATTTGATGCAGAATCATTAGAAGAAAATGTAAATACTGTACGTATAAAGTCAAGAGATAAAGTTAATATGCAAGAACAAATTCAAATTTTATTTGATGAATTGTTTGCAGCAAAACTTGTTAAAAAAAGTGACTTTAAATTTGTAGAGCAAGCTTATAAACAAAACTACGTTAATAAGTTTTTTATACAAGATTTATATTTTAATAAATCTGCTGCGATGAAGGACGCTAAAATGTTAGCTGACTTACCTAAGCGTATGAAGGGTATATCTTCACCTCTTGCTCCTATGTCAGACGTAAGAATATTACCTATAATCGTAAAAGATGATGAGTTAAAAACAGAGTTACAAAAACTACAAATTGCAGACTCAGAGTCTTTTATATTACCTGAACATCAAAAACTTTTATCTTTACAATATGGAGAGCTAAACGAAGTTGGTAATAATCTTAAGTCCTTATACTATGGACAAAACTTAGATAATACAGCTTTTGAAGCGCATATAGGAAGACCAAGAGTGCCATTATACTTTAAAACAGCTACTAAAATTCTTGAAGAACAATTTGCTGAAAAAAGTAAAATCTTTAGAGCATTACGTGAAGTTCTTAATGAAACCACAAGAAGACATAAAGGTGAAGCTGTTATTCCTGTTTTATATTTTGACTCATCTATTAAAGGTGGTATGTCAAGTACTGAACTTGCAAGTATAACGCACAGTGTTGAAGATATTATAGATGCTTCAAATGATATATACTTTTTAAATAAACAAAAAGGCGATAATACTGATTCTTCTTACGAACAATTGGTAGAAGAAGGAAAAGTAAAAAGTTTAAAGAAGTTTATAGATAATCAAAATAAATGGTATCAATTTGAATCTGAGCCAGGAGTAATACAAACTGGTTTTGATGGCGCTAACTTTGGTATACAAACTGTTTTAGATAATACTAATAAGACTGGTATTTTAGCTAAACAAATGATTGCAAACTTAAATGTATTTAATACAATTGAAAACGTATCATCTGGCGCAAATAAAGGTAAAAGTGGTTATGAAATGCTTGAGCCTATTAAAAAGCTATTAGCTGAAATATTAGAACTACAGTATGCTAATTTCTTTGAAGGTGCAAATTTTGAAACTAAGTTTAATGATAACCAAGATAGGCTTAAATCATTTGTAGACTCAGAGTTAGTAAAAGAATTAGGAGCATCATTTGCTGGTAATGAACAAGCATTTAATGATGTTGTAGCATCATTGTTTAAGTCGCAAGTTATGCGATTAGAAACAAACGGTACTTTTTCTGTTGAGATGTCTGATATAGGATACAATCTTCAAGTAAATGAAGAAGGAGTTTCTTATTCAGAAGAATTAAAATCATATAAATTAGAAAATGGTAAGGTTACTTATGGTGAAGTAGTTATGCCGTTTATCGCTAGACAAAGAGGTTACAAGGTAGGAGACAAAGTTTTAGTTTCTCGTATACCACACTCAAAGCCTGGTGATGGTATAGTAATGACTATTAAAGAGTTTAATTCTTCTAAAGCTGGTAACACTATTATAATACCAACTGAGCATGCTAGTCTAATAGGTTCAGATAAAGATGGTGATGGTCTGCATGTAAACATGAAAGCGCTAGGCGATAACTTATCGGTTATTGATGAAAAGAAAAATCAATTTTTAGATGCTATGTTTGATATGTATACTTCTCCAGAAGTATATAGCATTATTATGCAGCCTGTAGACTTTACTAAAACTATACGTGATGCAGGTTTAAATCACATTGAAACAATAGACACTGTTGACTCAAACGAGTTTAAAAGAGTTAAAAGTGATTTACATATTAATGATGAGTTTGCTATACAAGATAGATTCTTAGGCAACTTTATAGGTATTGCTGCTTCTATGAATAGAACAGTAAACTACTTTGCTTCAAGTGGGTTACAAAATGATTTAGCTACAGAAGTTAGAGTCAGAGTAAAAGGTAAGTCTGCTCCATTAAATATAACTCTTAAAGATAAATCTGGTAGAATTAATAGCATTAATAGGCTAACTAATAAAACAGGTAAAAACACGCATTGGTTAACTTATGCTCAATACTTAAACTTTATTATAGATGATGGTAAAGCTGGAGATAGAGCTAAGTTTAATATTACTAAAGAAAGTGCTAGTCATTTTTCTTACTTACTTAGAACAGGTATGCCTATACAAGGCGTACTTGATTTAATGTATCATCCTAACTATGTTTCCTATATACAAAATAGAGCAGATGGATTAAGTAAACGTGAATCTATAGCTAAAACTTTTAACACAAAAGTAAGTCAATTACCAGTTGTTGTTATGGATATGCCTGGACAAATCGATTTATCGAAAAGCATAAATACTAAAATGTTTATGCAGCTTATAGGAGCTTTAGATTTAATTACATCTGATTTACAAGTAATTTCAGACATAACTAATTTAGATACAAAAATGCCTAAAAACATGATTGAGCTAGTTAGTCTTGAAAATCGTTTCAATGATGTAATGAACAGACAAACTAGTATTTCTAGAAGGTTTGATTCTGACCCATATTTAAAGTCTCATAAGACATTATTATCTAGATATAAAGAAAAACTTAATGAAACTTCTACTGTATCAGCACAAGAAGCAGAAGTACTTATAGAGTCTATCAAATCAACTATTGACTTAAACAACGAAACTGCTTCTGAGCTGATTAACAACGCTATTAGTTTTTATAAAATATCTACAGAATTAAAACCTAATTTTGAAGGGAAAAGTTTTCACAACCTGTATTTAGATTTATTAAATAGCAGATATAATGAATACTCTACTCAACTAGATAAAATGAATTCAGACCATTCAAATAATAATTTAGGTTTGGATTTATCTGAGTATTCTATTCTTAGAGTTCATGAGTTAGCTTCTAAAAAGATTGTTAACCTTAAAGAAGAAGGTTCAAATAAATTTATAAACGCATTACAATCTAACTTTACTAAGCTAACTAGGAAGCAGGGCAGAAGGTCTGTAAGTCATCAGATTAACAGATACTTTATACCATATGAAACTACTGACAATATTTTAACTAAAGAAGATTTAAAAACTTACAAGGATGCTTTTATGGAGCTACCTAAAGAATTAAGAAACTTCTTTATAGGTTATGAATATTTTGTCAATAAATTAGGTATAGGCACTAATAATACTTTGATGCCGTTTTTACCTAAACAAGTTTTATCTGAAATAAAAAGAGCTAATAAAAAAGTTAAAGATAACACACAAGTAGAAGTAACTCCTGGTGTGTTTGAGCGAAAAAACACTGTTATACAAGAATTGTTGGCTTTAAAGAATAATTCTGGTCAAGTGCTTAATAAAAAAGGTGAACGTATAAATCTTAATCTTATTTCAGAAAAAGCTTCTATAAGACATAACCAAGCTATATTTGCTTTAACTACAAACTTAGTAGAGCTAATGATAGGATACAATCCTGTACAATTTTCTAGTGTACTTAGTGATGCACCTTTGTATATGTACAATCAATTTAAGCTGCATTTAAGCGAAGATATTATTACATCTAAGTTCAATAGAGCAGACTCTAAGTCACTTAAAGGTGCTAAAGGTAAAATGAGATTTACTAATGAATTTTATCAAACATTAAATTCAAAAATAGCATACAATAAAAAAGGAGAACCTATTGTAAGTTCAGAATATAATATTCTTGCAGATAGAGATTGGACAGAGTTAAACACTCTTAATATGTATGCTGAATCATTAGATACTGATGTAACAGTTGTTAAGTCTAAAGCTAATGGAAGTATGTTCTTAAGAGATAATACTCCATCAGAACTCATGTTTGGTCAAGAAGAAAATTTAAGTGAAACTGCATTTGCTTTAAGATTTGGCTACATTAAAGGTGGCACTACTTTGGAGACTTTAGAAATGACAAAAGCTTCACAGTACGAAAAATTTAAAGGAGATTATGCGCATTATCGTGCAGGATATGCAGAGGTCGAAGGTAAAAATGGTATAAAACAAAAGTTTCTAAATGATACAAGGTTACAAATGCCTGATGCACCTTTTGAACAAATACCAAATGATTATTACATTAACGCTAGAAAAGCTATAAATGAATATCAATCAAGTTTAATAAATACACATCCATTAGCTAAAGCAAAATTAATGGAATCGTTATATTATAAGTATGGCGAAATAATTGCTCAAACACAAAATCAAAGATGGAGAAATACTGTAGCTCCAGATGGTGAAAGAGTTGGTGAATATTTATTAAATCAAGTAAATCAAGAAAAATACGATAAAGATATTTCTTGGGCTGCTATGGTATTAAGTCCTGGTGATTTTGGTCAACATAATCCTACGCTATCAGGTGTTAGAAGGAATTTAGAAGTGTCTAATGCTAAAATGCATAGAGACCTTAAAATTATACAAGACGAATTAAATAATGCTTATAACGCTTTGTTTAAAGAAAAGTATGGTATATTAAAAACACCAGCAAAACTTATAAGTAATTTACCTTTAATAAGAGCTGCGCATCCATTACAAAAAATTTCTGAAAACTTATTTGAAAATTTGCAAACGCAAAAAACTTCACTATATAAGAAAAAAGGAAAATGGAAAGCTAAATATACAACTGAGCTAAATAGGACTATATTTAATAAAGATAATAGTTTGAAAGCTGATGCTAAAAAATTCTTAAGTAAAGCAGAATACAATTACGCAAGAGTTATTAGTACGTATACTCAGTTCTACAATGATTTACTTAAAGTAGAAAAAGGAGCAGACTTCCAAGATAGAAGTTTTTATAGACCTCTTGTTACTGCAAGTAGATTTGAAGTTTTAAGACACAGAGGTATATATGGTTTATATAAGAAATCTTTATCTAAAGATAATTTATATCATAACATTATGATTGAAGCGTATGACCCTTTTAGCACTAAACCTGGTGGTATGGAAATTAGGTCATATGCTGAGTTTAAAGCATTGTATAGTATTTCTAAAGAAGAAGCTAAAGCATATTCAGACTCTCAAACAGTATACACTGGAGAACTTGATTCTTTTGGTAAACCAATTAGGTCTACTATAAAAGTTGACTTAGAATTTTTCACACAAAAAAATAGAATACAGGCATTAAAAAAAGCTAAAAGTACTGCTCAGCAACATATGCTTAAAATGCGTGATGCTTTAGGAAATCCAGTAGTTCCACATGATGAGGTGTCTTCTACTGTATCTGCAGAAAATGAAACATTCAATAGATATACATCTAGGCGTTCTGAGACTGCAGCATATTTTGCTTCTAATAATTTACATCATGCAATGTTTGAATACCTTAAAACTATGGTATTTCAGTATGGTACAGCATATAGAGGTGACAAGCAAAAAGTGTATAGAATAAACTTTGAGTTAGCTTCAGATGACTTGTATGGTAAAAAAGCTAAAATTTCAAGCTACGACAAACAAGGAATGAGTGTTAGTATGTTTGAAAATTTAGAAAAACAAGGAAAGCGTCAAAACTTTGAAGGATTTGAAAGACAAAAATTTATGGTAAATGCTGCTAAAAGTTATTTACAACATAATGGAGGTCAAACAAAATCTATAAAGTATCTTAATGATGTTGTTTTAGATAGATTTATATTAAGAAAACCAAAAAAATTAATAACCGATAGTGAATATGAAAGAAAAATATTAGACACTCTTACTAGATGGACAATGGTTGTTGGTTTAGGTTTTAATATTCCAGCATCTGTAGCCAATGTAGTAATAGGTAAATATAATGCATATAGGTCTCAAGGCTTCCAAGGTTTTGTCAAAGCACATGCAAGAGTATTTGGTGTAGATAAACTTGGTAAGTTTGATAGAAGAGCTGCAACTAAAGCGCAAAAAATGCTTGAAGAGTTTGGTATACTAACTTATAGACCACAAGACCAACTTGAAGGTGCTGGCTTCAATACTATAATGGATAATATACTTTTCTATCCAATGGTAACTGCAGAAAAATTTATTCAACGTGCTCAGTTTATGGGTGAGCTTTCTGATGAACAATGGAATGCGTATGACTTGGATAAAGACGGTAACTTAATAGTAGTAGACAGACAAAATGTTTTAAGTACTGAACAAGTTGCTAGATATGCTAGAAGAGTTCAAAACGTTCAAGGTAGAGGTTATTCAGAAGTTGACCAACGACTTATTCAAACTTATGCACTTGGAAGTACAATTTTACAATTCAAAAGATGGTTGCCTACTTATATTGTAGATAGATTTGGTAAAGGTGGATATGAATCTTATATAGATGACTTTGGTAATGTATATAGAGGTACTACGCCTGCAGTTTTAAAAAATTTAAAATTATATGCTAATCCTTTAAAGTATTCGCAAAATAAAGCAAAGCTAGATAAAGGTACAAGAGAAGCTATTGAAAGATACCATAGAGGAATATTTGTTCCTTTGTTTTTAGGACTATTTTTACTTGCAGGTTCTGAAGATGATAAAGACATAAATGATGAACTGAAAAAATATGGTTTAGATTTAGAAAAAACTGTTGGTGATATGCTTTTAGTAGGTAACGTTCCTCAATTTAAACATACTTTAACAGTACCTGCATTTGCTACTGCACAAAATTTATTAGGATTAATATACTCATTTTCTATGTATGTTGCTGGCTCGCCAAGTGCTGTATATAGTAGAGATGCTAAATATGGTAAAGCAGGCGAAACTAAAGCAAAAAGATATTTAGCTTCATTAATGCCTAAACTACAAATACCAGGAACTGAAATTAGTGCTAGGGAATCTATATTTGGTAGAGTAGATACAAGAGGAAGAAAAAGAAAACGCACACGTAGAACGAAAAGAAACAGTAGAAGATAATTTGTATATTTGTTTAAATAAAAAAAAATGGCATCAACAGTAACAACAGACATAGCGTCTGAATTAAATATTACCGCAAGAAGAAACGATAGTTTCATGTTTGAGCTAGAAGTAGATAGCCCAGGAGACTCATCTACAAACAATAGCCTACCTATGGTTGTGTTAATGACAGGCTCTAGTGCTAACGATAATGTATATCAGGGTAAGATGTCTATTGTAGACGCTTCAACTGGTGATGTAAAATTGAATTTATATTCTGCTAGATGGACACCGACTGATTCGGAAGTAACTAATGATACTCCAACTAGTAATATACCAACAGCAACAACAGCAGGTAATTATTATGGTGCTGCAGCTTCTGTTAATGATGCTGGGGGTAATGCTGTAAAAGTAGGAGGCGCTATAGACTTTAGTAATATGGTTGGAACTACATCTACTAATAGAGTAAAAATTAATGCACCATATACATATATGTCGTTCCCTCCAGGGGTTTACAAATATGATTTACAGATAAGAAAGAAAACTACGACTACAGCAATAGTAGAGTATAATACTTGGTTGTATGGTACTTTTACGTTAGTAGCTGATGTAACTCAATTATAATGCATACAGCAAAAATAGGAATAGCTTCAGCAGCATCTAAGTTAGTTTTAACAGCGACACCATCGTCGACTGTAACAACTACTGCTTCAGGAACTTCTAGTTTTGTTTTTACACCTAGCCCTATAAATGAAGCTTTAATTGACACAACAACAGCAAGCTTTTCTACTGTTACTAATCCTACTGCATCTACTCCTATTGGTGGTATTGTATACCAACAACCAGTAGTTATAGAAGTTGGAACACAAACAAATTCTTTGATACCGCAGTTATTAAATGCTTATCAATATAAGTTTGAAAACTTTACATTAGATTCACCAAGTGATTTTGCATTAGGTGATGTGGTTTATTTTAATCATACAGGATTAGGAAATTATGCCTGCACATTAGAAAAAGCTAAAGTAAATGACTTAGCAAAAGGAGCTTACAATAATTTGTTTGTCTTTATTTCTTATACAGAAAACATATTAAAAGTAATGCATAAAGGGTATTTAGCAATACCTAACTCTGCAATAAGTAGTTGGCAAACAGGGCGAACTATATATTTAGATAGCTCTAATAAACTCAGTATAACACCTACATTAGATTCAGGCAGCTGGGTTCGTAGTATAGGTTTTTGTATACCTAACACAGAAAATAAAAAAATTATTTGGTTTGAACCAGATACAACATATTTAAAAATAAGATAATATGCCTAAGTATTTCCCACTTACCTACTCAAATACAACATCAGTTTACGGTGGTACAACTGTAGATACAAGTTTTAAAAATCCGCTATATGCTATACATACAGCGAACAACCAAACTTTATATTCAAGCGCAGATGGTACGTTTGATACATATACTTTTTTTACAGCTGCAGGAACAAGTAGTGACGAAGATTCACCTCAAAGAGCTTATACAGTAGTATTTATTAAAAATACAGGTGCACATGAGTCTGTTCTTAGACCTGAAAGTATAGAGTTAAATACTGCTGCTATAGATGCAGGTTTTTCTTTAGTATCATCTATAAATGATTTAGCAGCAAATATAGATTTTGATGCAGGGTCTGCTGCAAAAGGTTTTTTATCTCCAGCTGAATTTAACACTTATCTACAAACTACACATAGTGTAGCTGCAAATTTCGATTTAGGAAATTCTTTAGTTATCGAAGGTACGGATAGTGTTGAAAAACTTCAACCTACTCCGATACTATACTTACAAGTAACTGAAGAGGCAAATCAAGATGTGGATTCAAATGATTTTGGTGCTACAAGCATTGACAGATTTATACCTATATACAAAGCTACTGCAGATACAAGTGGATTACTTTCAGGTAGTTCAGGGTCACCAAAAGGAATATCAGCAAATAATTTAGGTGGTAGTGTTGTTTACCCTGAATATGCTGCTTTTTTATTAAAATGGCAACCAACTAATGAACAAGTAGTAGCTGCTGAAACGCAGGCTAAATTAACAATTTCATTTTTTGGTTTTGAAAGTAATGTAGTTTTTAATTTATTAGGTAAATCTTATAGAACTGGTGAATTAGAGTTCAGACAAGGTTATGGTATAACAACAGATTCTGTTTTTCAAGAAAACTCTTCTGTAACCCAACCAAAAAGTACTACTTTAAATGTAGTAAATGCTGCTGAAGCTAATATAACAGAATCTAACTCTAACTTAGTAAGTGAAGCAATACCAACATTAGAAAGCGCTTTTTTTGCAGGTCATATTCCTTTTGGATTAGATATTGACTCTTCTCTTGCATTACCTACGAACCATACAACTCCTAATAGTTATTGGCTAAAAGGAAGTGATACTACTGCTAACGAAGGTGGTGTTCGAGTATTAAAACCTTCTACTACAGGCCCTTTTGATGTTCATGCACCTGGATTTACTAGTAATGCAGATTACCAAGCTGGAACTACAGGTAGTTCTGTTTTTTCATACGATATTGGCGTAGATTCAGTTATTGGTGGTGCTGGCGATGGTACATTTAATAACGACACAACTGTTACTTCGCATAGATTACAAGATAAACAAAGTATAATTTATAAAATAAATAGAGAGAGTGGTAATACTCAAAACCATTACTATACTGCTAATGAACTTATAAAAATTTTACGACCAGATAGTTCCGATTTATCTGGTAGTGATAAAAATTTTAGACCTGCAGTTCATTCTTTACCTTTGGTATATAATAAATTTTATCTTGATGGTAACAGTGAGGAAGAAACTCAATATCGTAAATTACAAATAGTCCAAGGTATATATAGACCTATATGTACAAATCTTAGGACTGCACTTAAATATAGTGAAGAATCTATTAGTTCTTTATTTTTGTCTGAAATTGCAGGTCAATCATATACAGATTGGTCAGCAAATTATGATTCTACTCAATTAATCTCTCATTTAGGAGAAAAATCAAGGGTTGACACTTACCATATACATCGACATATTCAAGGAAATGACACAAATGGAGTTGTTTTACCAAACGCTAGCTACTCAACAGTACCAAAAGAATTAGAGTTTGATGTTGACCCAGAAGGTGAAGGTACTGCCGTTAGTAATAATGATGGTAGCCATACTGTATATAAGCATGCTCATATATATGACTATTTTATTCTTCCAAATTTAGAATGTGACGGCACTGGTAGTGTAACAAAAGATGATTTATTTTTACAATTTAATGCTTTTAGTAATGACAATTTTTATGGTAATTTTTTCGATTTAATAAACCAAGGCACTTTACAAGCAACTAATTCTGATGGTGTAGTACAAGATTATACACCGATTACTTTAGTTTCATTTGGTTCTAGTGCTAATGTCAACGGAATAAATTCATTTTCTATGACAGGAGCTACAGGTGCTGTAAGTGGAAATGACATAACTAGTATATCTACAGTTTTTACTAAAGATGTGAATACTGATGAAAGTTGGGTAGATGCTTCAGCAAATGCAGGGTTTGGAGCAAATGCTGAAACAAAAAGTATTAACATGAAAATAAAATACCAACCAGCACAAAAGTTAAACACAACTATAACTGGATACGATGGTGTTACTAATCCACCTGAGTCTGGCGCAGGTCAGTTTTCTGACAAGCTAGGAAGAATATACGAGCCAGTTATACTTAGTATTACTAATAAAATAACTAAAGCTTTTAGAGATGTCGGTGAAGCACTAGGTCCACCATTTTATGAATACGTATTAAGGTATAAATTACACGGACACTGTTTTCCTAGAACTCACAGCTTAAATGGTAGTACTTTTGCGCCTTTAGAATTACAAAGTCATAATAACTTAACAGCATGGACAGATTTTACTAAATATATAACGCCATACGCAGGTACAGATATATTTGGTACTCACGACACATCTTCAGCTAATGTTGCTTTAGTAAATGCTAATATTTCAGCAGCTATACAAAGCACAACTTCTACAAATGATGCAGCTACAAGTGGTAACGCAGCAGGTTCAACTAATTTATTACACTCATATGCTTCTGTAGACCCAACTAAAGACAAATATTTTAGAAAATATCCTTTTAATGGTAATTATTCATATAAATATGAAAATTACTTTAGCTTTATGCAAGCAACACAGCAAACTACTGCTAACTCTAAGTGTGGTATTTTGCCAGGACCTTTAAAGGTTGGTAGATTTGATGATTCGGCAAATGCTTTATCTGCGCATAGAAGCTCTAGAAAAATGTTATTTTCAGAATTATCATTAAATACATCTACAAATAAATACGAGACATTTATACCTTTAAACTTTGCTAATAATAGCTCCTATGAAGTTAATGTTGTTTCTATAGAATTAGAAAATCCTGTAGGTGACTCAATGTCAGAAGGTACTTCTGATGAATGGGGCGACCCAAGATTTATTCAAGGTTCAGGAGTAAATGGTATTAATGAAGCAAATGGAGATGCTGTAACAAACATTTATGGAGATGTTTACAATGTACCTGTGATAGACGAGTTAGCTCATACAACAGTTGCTCCTACTCTTAACTTACATAGAACAGGATGTTCTAATGTTGGTACAACTCTTACTCTTCCAAATCAGAGCGGTACTACAGGTTTAACTGCAGGAATGAAAGTATTTAGTAATGATGATGATTGGTTAGCATCAGGAACGACTATTGCTTCTATAACTAATGCAACTACTTTAGTGTTAAGTGCAGCGCCTACAGGAAATTTGAGTGGTAAAAATTGTTCTTTTGATTATCCACAACCTAGATATGCACAGTGGAGTTTAGTAAGAGGTAAAAGAACTGGAAATTCACTAGGTGCTATTAATAATTTCCCAGTAAAGGGTAACTTAAAGGTTGATACCGCAAGAGTTTATGTAACAGCTGGTGCTGCTGGTGCAAATACATTAAGTGCCCTTAATGTTAAAGACCCTAATAGTCAAACAGGTAAAGGATTAGTCTTTCAAACACAAGGGTCTCCTTCTACCCCTGGAGCGAATACAACTGGAAATCCACAATACTTAGTAGGTTGTCATGTAATTGGTATAGAAACTAATGCTAGTTACATACCTGATGGAGCTAAAATAGTTTCAATTGCGGCAGATGGCTCTACAGCAACCCTAAATGTTGCGACACCGTCTTCTGGATGGGTTGATGTTAAAGTGGTACACCCTGATGCTCATTTGTATTCTAGTGATTTTATAGATACTGCAACTCATACAGATTTTGCAGAAAAACTGTTTACAGGCTCTAATGTACCTGTATCTTTTACTACTACAAGTCAGCTAACTAGATATACAAATGCCACTGACCTTCCTGGTAAGTCATTTTATGAAAATTACAATAATCCTGATAATCAAACAACAGGAGCTCCTTATATTCACATGGCTGTAGATGCAACTTCTAATGCTGGTATTAATGTTAACGATATAGATATAGCTAGTTTTTACAATAGAGTAAAAATTAAATATATGGTTCATAATAAATTAGATTTTTATGGTCTTAATCAAGTAGGTATAACGAAGGATTCTATAGCTGGTACAACAGATGGTGAAAAATTTCATATTTATGAAGATGTTTATTTAGTTAAAACTAAATTAGAAAATAAAATTGCTGATATACAAGTAACAGATATAGAAGGAAATACTAGTACTAACAACTCAACAATTGACTTTGGAACTTTATCAGCTGGATAATGGCTTTACAACACTTCATTTGGGAGGGATTAGATTCTGTTAGTGAGGTATTGAAAATAAGAAATATTGGTTCGTCAGGTAGTGTTGCTAAAATTAAAAGCATACACCTGATAAACCAAAATTCTTATTTAAACTCACCAACACTTTCAGGCTATAATAGTAATTCTAACACTTTTTATAGGGCTTTATATCCTTTTAAATTTTTACCTAGATTTTTATCACATACAAGTGGAGTTAATGTAGGTGACCTTCCAATGATAACACCATCTAGTTCTTTTATTAGTGCTTTAGAGCAAACACCTCCAATTAATTCACCTTTTTTTGTAAGCCCATATCAAAATGGAGTATTTGACAGTACGTTAAATAAATATGTGTACTTTGATGGTGAAGGTGTAATGGCACAACATTCTAGCATTCCAGGCCCACATCCACTGCCAGTAATGTTTTACAGGTATCCTATAAAAGACTATTATAGATTTCCTAATACATACGGTTTAAACGCATATAACGATAATAGTGATGAAATAACTTTTAAAATAATGTTCAACCCTAGGCTTGGACTTAGTGGATTATATACAGCAACATTTGTAATTGTATACGAAAATGACTTAGGAGAGGTTATAACTAGAGAAAATATTATAACTTGTGAGGTTTTTGATTCTAACATATCTGAAATAGATTTTACATCTAAAAATAATATAGAGGATATAAATTCATTTAGCCTTACAAATAATGCATTTGAAATATGGTAAAAATAAGCCCACCAACGCCTAGTAGTCCTGCAGTTGAGGTTTGCGATATAGAAGGAGATGGCGCTGATGTAATAAATTTTGGTCCTATACAAATTTCTGATATTATAGCAGAAACTCAAGAACAGTATATGTCTTTTCCTTATAATCAAGGCTGGAGTATTTTTGGTATACCTTTTCTTATACATACTTTAAAATATAGATTTTCAAGCGCAGCTGTAGATGGAGCACCTGCTGTAGTAGAAGGTGATTATTTTTCTCCTGACCCTTTAATTACATCAAAAGTGTCTATGGAGACATTTATAAGAACACATTTGTATGAATTTGAAAGCGATACTTTACCTTTATGGTATAAAAGTGGTAAAACTGTTTTTGATTCAAAAATTCAAATTGTTAAAGATAATGATGCAAAAGTTTATTGGCCTCAGTTTTCATTTGATGGTATACCCTCCATGTTTAACGACGCTCATAGTAGCCTTACATTATGTGCAGTAGTAAACAATACAAATACTTTAACTATAGAGGGTGACGCTCCTGAAATTTATCTTAATACACCAGTAGTTTCTCAAGTGGTTAATAATTTAACTTTTCAAAGTGGTACGAAAATTATAGCTTATAACCCAAGCACAAAAACAATTCTTTTGAATAAAACTTATACTTGTACTGGCTCGCAAGCAAATGTAAGATTTTACATAGATAGAAAATATGAAGGTTACCAAATTAGAACATTAATAAACTATGTAATTAAATATCATGGTATACCTCAACATAATGAAGATGCGAACACATACAATTTAAGTATGAATTTTTTACCAGGATGGAATTTAAAAACATTTCCTTCTATGCTCCCTATAAATCCTGAAGTATTTTTTGAACCTTTAGGTGGTGATTTACAAATTGTAAAAGAAAATGAAGGAACTATATACTGGCCTGAATTTGGTTTTAATAATTTACACGGAGATGGAAATTTAAGACCAGGACAAGGTTATCAAATAAGACTTTACACATAATAATGTCTATATATACAATAGATACAAAAAAAGTTCGTGTAAAGGTAAGAAGACGTAAAAATCTTACAACCACTGATGATATACAATCAATTAGTGATGTTATTACAAATCAAGGTTTTACTGTAATTAATACTCATAACCCTATTATACAAGCTAATGACCAAAATGCGTCTATAGTTTTTTCTAGCGCAGCTGTTTATCAGTTAGTGCAAGGTGCTTATGCTGAATATAATATTAATGTAAAAGCTCATCTAATAGAATCTAAAGCTCCATTTTCTTATATACAAAGAATAAATAAATATATAAATAGCGTAGGTGAAGAAAACTTAGTAGATGAAGATGGTTTTTTTAGAAACGCTTTTTATGAAACGGTATTTGATGTGTATAATGAGGTAAAAGCTTTAAGCTTGATAACTGATGCTGATTATATAAATTCTATTCAAAATTTAAGTTTACCTTTAGAGATTGTAGCAGTAAAATCAAATAGCGATGTTGTTGTAGGCGAGCAAGAAATAAATTTTAGTAGTGGTACAACTGTTAGTGAATTTTTTGAGCAACCTACTGTTCAGCTTTTAGGTTTTGATAGCTATGATGTTTCATTGCCTGGTCTTTTAGCTAATGAAATACCTAGGTTTTTTCTATTTACAGGAGAAAGATTTCAAAAAATAAATGTAACTATATCTGGAGGGGGTAATCCAGTGTTTACTAATTTAGCTTTTTACAACGCAACCTCTGTTACCCTAGATACACCTATCAATAAAATTTAGTATTTTTGTGTATGTATGTAAAAGTTTCTGTAGCTAAAAAAGTTATTAATATTTCTGTGAATGTAAAACCACAGAAAGCAATTGCTGCAACAAAAAAACAACTTAAAATAAAAATATAATGGCTTCTAAAATTTCTGCAGATGTATCTACTAAAATAGATATTACAGCTCGTAAGAATGATTCATTTTTCCTAGATATAACTGTAACTAATTCAGACGACACAGTATATGATTTATCAAGTTCAACTATAAGTTTTAATATATTTGACTCGCTAGGAACTAATATAAAAAAGTTTGATAATACAAGCGCAGGTACTAATAATACTAATTTTACAGAGTCATATAAACCAGGAACATTAACAAAAGTAGACTCAACAGGGGTTATAACAATTAATGTACCAACTACAACTGTAGACTCGTCGGGTTCTAGTGACGTTACATATAGCAATATGAACTTATTATCTGGTAGCTATCCTTATACTTTAGTCATTAACACTTCTACTGAAACTACTACAATATTACACGGTAAATTTAAGGTAATTGATTAGTGTCTAATAAAGTAAATATATCATTAACCTCTAAAGGTCAGCCTACAATTAATTTACAAATAGGTGATGGCGCAAAAAAGATTATAGAATCTGAAGCTGCTGTTCCTATTATATCTTTTGTTGCTACAGGCTCTAAAGGTGAGCAAGGTGCTCCAGGAACTGCTCTTTTAGATGATAACTCAGTTACTGCAACCCAAATAGCAGATGGTACTATAACATCTACACAGATACAAAATTTTACTATAAGCTCTAATGATATAGGAGCTCAACAAATTACATCAGCTAAGCTTGGTACGAATTCAGTTACAACAGATAAAATAAACGCTGATGCTGTTACTTCTGCTAAAATAGCTGATAATTCAATTGGCGCAAATCATATTGTAGATGGCACTATAGTCAAAGAACTTATAACTGACCTTGCGCTAACTGGAGATAAAATTGCTAATGGTTCAATATCTACTATTAAATTAGCTAATGACTCTGTTAATGCTTCTAAAATTGCTAGCAAGACTATTACTGGCGCAGAACTAGCAGATAATTTATCTTTAACAGGGTTAACAAGAGTTATTAGATTGACAGTAGATGGTCAAAGTCCAGGATACATAGACGGGCCTGATAATGATTTATTCTATGTACGCTCAAATAAAGATTTAATATTCGTAGTTGATGCAGACCAAAGTA